AGAAGATAAAATAAAAGATATTTCTAGTAAAATCTTAGAAATAAAAAATAAAAAAAAAGAATATTTCCTTGATAATTCTAAATTTATTTTTGAATATTTTGAGAATAAAAAAAGCATATCCGAAGGTAATGTTATTAATAACACAAATAAATCTAATATAGTAAATTCGTTTTTTAAAATTAATGATGTTAAAGACGACGAACAAAAAACCAAAAATGCAAGCAATAATATCGTACAAAAATATTTAAATAATATTGACGACATTTATATTGATTTTAATTTATTTATTACTCAAAACGATATATGCAAATTTTGCAATAAAGGCGAGTTAATACCCCTCGATGATGAAGGGATTGTGGTATGCAACACTTGTTCGCGAACTGTATCATATTTAGTTGAGAATGAAAAGCCTTCATACAAAGAACCTCCAAAAGAGGTATGTTTTTATGCATATAAACGAATTAATCACTTTAAAGAAATTTTAGCGCAGTTTCAAGGGAAAGAAACTACACAAATACCGCCAAATGTAATTGAAAATATCAAAATCCAGATTAAAAAAGAGAGAATTGAAGTACTAGAAATTACAAATGAAAAGACAAAGGAAATACTAAAAAAACTAGGTTATAATAAGTACTATGAACATATACCATTTATCAAAGATAAATTAGGAATTAAACCTCCAATTATGTCTCCTGAATTAGAGGAAACCTTGTGCAATCTTTTTATTGAACTTCAGTCTCCTTATTCCAAGTATTGTCCAGATGACAGAGTAAATTTTTTAAATTATTATTATACTGCATACAAATTATGCGAGCTTTTAGGGGAGGAACAATATTTACCATTATTTCCATTATTAAAAGATAGGGAAAAGAGAATAGAACAGGATGTTATTTGGAAAAAAATTTGCCAAGAGTTAGATTGGGAATTTATACCTACAATTTAATTTAATATTTATTAAGATATAAATAATATTTTACACCTTTACATAATACTATTACGGGTTATCATATATTTAAAAATTTTATATTTAAAAATATGAATATATTTATTAAATAATATGGAAAATATTTTGAAGAAAGGTATCCTTCCACAATTCATAACAAATTTGATTTATGAATACAACCCACAACATAGAGTGGATATATATTTTGTACATCGTGAACTGATACAAAAATTTGTCCATTTGAAAACAATGAAATATGTATTCATAGAATTAAAAGAAAAGGTCCATCCATATGGGTGTTTACAGTGTAAGCATTGTTCAAGGTGGTTCTATGAATCTGATACAATGAAGGATCTTGTATTTGGAAAACCTATTTATTGTAATGAAGATTGCAAATTCAAAAATTGTTGTAAGTTTATACCTAAATTTAGACAATGGTTTAGTGTGGATAAATATAATTTACAATAGATATTTGATAGTTTAAGTTTTTAATTATTAAAATATTTTCGTGTTTTTTTACCTTTTTTATTTTTACCTTTTTTGTGTGAATATTTTTTCGCCTTTTTTTTATATTTTTTACCGCCAAATGTTTCTTCGTCTTTTGTTGTGTTACTAGATACATTTAGTGAGTTACTATCATTCAAGTCGGATAAATGTAATGAACCATTTGATTGCAAACTTATGTTGCTGTTGTTAGTATTATTTAAGTTACTTATATTCTCTCTAGTTGTTTCCATAGAATCAGGATTGCTGGTAAATGAGTTATCCAAAAAGTCTCCTTCGTCTATATTATGTTCATCATCAGAAGCATTAGAAATTCCAGACAAATTTAATTCATCGTTTTCCATTGTTTCATTCATAGCATCGTGCAAACCTTGCATAAGTTCTTCTGCAGTAAAGGTGACGCCAGTCTCTGGGTTAATTTGTTGTAAAGACATTCTTATTAAATTCATATTTGGAATATTATGTTCTAATAATTCTACATCTTCATTTACGAAACCAAGCTGTAACAATTCATTTCTATCATCATTTGAAAAATCACCTCCTACCATTTTTAATAAATGCTTGTGCGATTTTACCTGTTTCTTTACGATTTTTTTTCCTGTATTTTTTTTTGAATGTTTTACCATAATATAATATATTTAGATTAAATATATTATCTTAATATTATACTTCTAATTTATAATTTATTTTACAAATGATTCTAAATTATATTTAACCTAATAAACAATTTTTAAGTCGGTCTGTTAATTCTTTATGGAATTTCATACCTTCACCCATCCAATTACCTCCTGCTCTATAATGTAAAAATGTTTTATCATAAATTTCACAAAAAAATTTACCATTTTGGTTTCTTTTGTCATTTTTTAAAAAATCAATAATATTTGTATCTGTTATTTTTTCAGGTAATTCAGTTAAATCCCAAGTTAATGACCATAAATGTTTTATAAAATAAATGTTTTTTGTATGAAAAATTTTATTTGTCCAACGTATTTCATCAGTATTTGGCATAGAACAACCTTCCATTTGTCGGGTCAACCATTCTTGCATCATTCCACCAGTATCACAGCCTTGACAACAATCCCAATTCATTGCTTCTACATTTTTTAATTTGAACATATCAAAATAATAAATCCCATTCCAAAAATAGTTTGTTTGAAAATCATTCCTACTTTGTAAAACAATTGCACAATGATAACCGTCATATTTTCCAATATCAAAATAATCAATTAAAAACATATCACTATCTAATAACAAATATTTATCTGGGTTATTTTTTTGATAAGTTAAGATGAAATTTAGTGAATTTGCAGTTCGTTCAGAAGCCTGTTGTATTATTTGGTGATTTTCATTTGGTATATTTATGCATTCTATCTTTAATTTACTACAAATTTCTTGTATTTGACTTTTTATTGTAACATCATTATCATTTGTAAAATCAGGGAACCCCTTTGCGTCATTAAATACAATAAATTCATATTCTCCTTTAAAATATTTCTTTAATGTATAATATTGCATTTCAATAAAATCTGGATTATTAACTACTGCAGTAATAATTTTCATCAATTTATACTTAAGCTTATTAATCTATCTTTAAACTTATAAAATAATATATTTACATTAAAAATATTATTATAATTACAAAAATATATTGATACTCATTATTATATATTTATAAATTGTATTTTATATTCTAAAACCCTCCCGGGAAGTGTACTAAATTAGCACCAATGCCAAAGCCTGCGCCAGATCTAGCTGTGGCACCCATAGAAGGAACATAGGTATCCAAGATACTAAATGTAGCCGCAGCAGTTAAAGCAATCAAAACAATCTCCTCAACATTCAATGAACGTTTAGGAATAGCATAAGCGGCGATAGCCACCATCAAACCTTCAACAAGATATTTAATAATTCTCTTAACTAGTTCTCCGACGTTTATTAAACCACTCATTATATTAAATAAAAAGAAAAAAATATATATTGCGATAAAAAACTTAAAATTAAATAATTAAATTAACTAAAATGGATCGTTCTAAAGATAAGAATACAAGAAAAACTGGGTTTGAGAGAAAGAAGGTTGCCGGTAAAAATAACCCAAAATATGCTGATTTATTAGAAGAGGATAAGCCTATAGCAGGTCAAAAATTTGTATGTGTATCTTTTTGCTCTCCAGAAAAAATACTAACTAAAAAAGAAATATTTTTCTTTGAAGAATTTCTAAAGAAGTGGGAATTTAATAAATCTATGGAAAAATTTATCCAGTTCTTAAATTTTATTTCATTTAAATACAACATATCGTTTGACGACGTTTCAAATGATTTCAAAGATTTTGTTCAAGAAGAAAAAGATAATTTAGCTAAAACAACTATGTCGGATGAATATAAAACCTTTGTTGACAACAATGAAGAAGAATTACAAAAACAATTTGATATTGCTAATAATTTTCAGACAAACACCAGAGGGTTAAAAATTAGAGGTGCGTATCCAACTCAAGAAGAAGCAGAATTGCGATGCAAAATGTTAAGGGAGGTTGACCCTAATCACGATGTTTATGTCGGTCCCGTTGGTATGTGGATGCCGTGGGACCCTGAAGCATATAAAACAGGTCGTGTTGAATATATGGAAGAAGAATTGAATCAGTTGATGCACGAAAAACAAAAGAATGAAACAAACGCAAAAAGTGCATTTGAACAACGTGTAAAGGAAAGCAAACAAAAAGCGATTGAAGAGAATATTAAGGTTGCTGAAAAGAGTGGCAACATTTTGACGCAAACAATTGATGAAGAAGGAAACCTTATTGGCGTAAATAATGCAAATACTCAAGAGTTTGCATTAAAAGACAAAGAAAACATCTCTACAGCAGATATATGTAAAGAATTATTTGAAGGAGAAAATGTAGTAGTAGGTAAAAGTGATAACGGTCAAAGCCTTTTGGTTAGCGGTCCTTTTGCTAAAAAATAATTTTTTAAATATAAAATTTTTTAGTAAACAATTCAAATAAATAATAATTCAAATAAATAATAATTTAAATAATAAATTATTATTATTATTATTATTATTATTATGAAAGTATGTTTCATTATTCCGACGTGTGAAAAATATTTTGAAACACGTGTAAAGTATCAAGAAGATGCGTTTTTAAAATATGTAAATAAAGAAGATATATATTATTTGACGTATGCATCGGATCTTGAAAAAAGACATTTTGGGTGGGAATACATTGAAGATACCCACTTGAATACTACATGGAAGTATGTTAATTTTTTTTATCATATGAATATAACAGAATTATATGATTGGTACGTATTTATAGACGATGACACATTTGTATTTCTAGACAGATTATATAGTTTGTTACAGAGATATGACTATAATTTGTATTATAATATAGGTAAGCAATTGGACCACGTAGTTGATCAATGTGGGTTATATATGTCTGGAGGTGCAGGTTCGGTATTATCTCGTCCATTATATTCAAAAATTGTAAATTTTATTAGAAATAATGGTAATATTGAGAATTCTTTTTGGCATTATGCGGATGATATATGTATCGGTAGATGGGTTCAAGAGATACAAAAAACATACGCCGTTATATTGATTGACCATAAAGATTTTCATAATATAAAACATACAAATGAAGAAGAACTAGAAACCGCCATTACTTTTCATAATGTATATACAAAAGACGAGTTTGATTTTTATGCTGGTTTATTTGAATCTACAAAACAAAATAGTAATTTTATCTTTGAAACAAAATTTGAATCTAATAAAGACGTTTTTGTATTAGTAACAGACGTTAATTATTTTCAGAAAACGAAAACCACTATTAAAGATTTGAGAAGTGTGGGACGATGGACCGGAAATATTGTTGTAATTACAATAGACTTTGATTTAGATAATTCTTTTAAAGTTGCGAATAATATTATAGAAAAAAAATTTCCTTTAATTGATAAAAGTATTTTACTTGAAAAAATAGGGAAAAAAGGTTTTACAAATAGTGATAATAGAGAAATAAATAAGTTAAATCAATGGGAAAAATTACACGTTTTTGACGAATATTTCTTGAAATGGGATAGAGTAGTATTTCTGGATTCAGGTTTACGTGTTTTAGAAAATGTTAAATATTTATTAGAATTAAATTGTACAAATTCCATATTAGCACAAAATGACGCATCGCCAAATTATAATGCAGACCAAATTTTTAAAAACCAGCTGAGTTATGATAACCAAGAATTAGTGGAGTTAGTTAAAAACGATTTTGGAGAAAAAATATTTGAATCCCATCATATGTTAAATTGTATGTGGGTATATGACACAAATATTCTAAAAATATGTAATAAAGACCAATTAATTGAAGCTATGAATAAATATACTTTGTGCAAAACAAATGAAATGGGAATTATGAATTTACTATTTCATTTCAAGTATAATCTATGGAAACCTTTTCCGTTAAAAGCTTCTAATGGCAAGTATTTATTCGAATGGTGCGAACTGAACCATTCTTTTTACACTACTTGGAGGGATTATTGTTTTATTAAATACCCAATAACTATTCAATTGAACGAAACACCATATTAGTGAATTTAACATTTATAACCGCCTGTAGAGGAAGGGTTATATAAAGATAACTCATTTACAATATAAGCATTTGTAATATCTGGTAATGAAAATACAAAAAAACAAAAAACAGAATCTTCCCTTGTGTGAAAGTCCTCCTCTTCTGGGAATTTAACTTTTTCAAATATATGTCTTTTTACGCTAACGTGACCGTGGTGTATTTTAAAATTAGAATCCTTATCATAATGTGTTATACAACCTGAATAACATTTGGTCATAGAATTAATTCTAAAGTTTACGGTTTCATAATATTTAAATATATCTGTGCTTTCGCCAAAGTGATAATTATGTAAAATTATATCACTGTTTGTTGATTGGAATGTTTTAAATAAAAATTCAATCCTTTGTGGATGCATTATATCATCTGCATCAATGAAAGTAATATAGTCCATATTATTTAGATTTAAACCTGCAATATTCCTATTTTGCGAAACATTTTTTTGTTCTTCGTTTAAAATAATTTGTAAACAAAAATTATAATCGCGATTAATTTTTAATTCCTTGGTTGAACTGCAACTAATAACTACTTTATCTGGTAATAAAGTTTGGTTTTCAATAGAATCTAATAGATTATACAATTTTTCAATATGACCAGAATAGCAAGGAATCGCGACACCTATTTTCATATAATTTATTATATTATTTTATAATTTAAGTAGTTATTATAATAATTAGTAAAATTATAAAATATAATACAAAATAACGTTATTAAGCGAATAATTGTCTAAATCACTCGCAACATCATATGTGATGCGCAAATTTACAAAAATAATATTAATAACCCTAGTATTTTTGTTACCATATATACAACCAAGTATGTTGAAAGTACAATTATTTCACAAAAAATGTTACGAGTGAGACAAAACCGTCTTGCGTTTTATGCCGTTATTCACTTTTATTCAAGTTTACTATATAATACTTTAGTCAAATTTCTTATCTATTTTTGATGGAGGTATAATTTAATTTAATTTAATTTCGCACTATAAAATTTGCATTAAATTTATTACCATTTATTAGATTTTTTTACGCTAATTTTTGGCCCACCTCCTCGTTTTTTAACAGAGTTAGGATCATACTGTTCTTCTTCGTCATCGTCTTTCAGGTTTTTTGACAATTCCCAAAATTCTTTTGATCCTAGTCTGAAATCTCCGTGGTTATCTGCTTTATACCAGAATACCTGGTCGTGTAATTTGTTGGATTTCGAGTTATTATTTATAACCAAACACTCGTAATTTTCAGTACATTGGTCCATAACTTGACAAAAACTTTCAAATGTCGGAAACATACCTGCATAATTTTCGTATATTCTTTTTCTATTCGCAATGTAATTATCACGAAGAATAAAAACATAATCTATATTTGTACGAAGAGTTGGTGGTATACCAAGAGGATATTGCATAGTTATTACTAACATAATCTTCCAGTGTCTTCCATTCATAAAAAGTAGTCTCATCATCTTATCCCGTGCCCAGGTATTATCGTATAAACAATCATCTAGAATAACAAAGGCTCTAGGATCAATAGTAGTACGTTTGTATGTTTCCATCTCCTTTTTAATTTGTTTAAGTACTGTTTTCTGTCTTTTTAAAATATTTTCTATAATAGCGGTATTATATTCGTTATGAACAAATAATTTAGGAACCATTTTAGCATAAAACCCATTTCCTTCTTCTGTACCGGATATTACAGTGCCTATAGGTATTTCTTGCTGGTAATATAAGAGGTCTCTTACTAAAAATGATTTACCAGTGTCTCTTTTCCCTATCAAAACTATTACAGGACCTTTATTTTCATTGGGTTTAAAGCTAATACTTTTCATATCAAATTTTTTAAGTTCTAGAGTCATTATTATTAAAATTAGAATTTTATTTTTATTATTTAACATAAAAATATATTCTAAATTCACATTTAATAAGTTAAAAAGATATATAATTTATATATTAATTAGCTAAAGTATGTTAACTATTAACTATCAAAAAAGAAAGAACAATGAACTTTTTAGAAGTTTAGAAATACCCAATAACTTGTTTATATCTAATCTGCAAAATTATATACCTATTTATAACAAATTTTTTGAATTGAATGAAACAAATTTTAATTCCATAAATCTAAACCACAAATTTTATATTTGTAATATAAATAAATCAAACGAAACAGATTACCATTTATACAATTGTAGAGTTAAGAATATTGTAAATAATAAAGCAAAAGATAAAAATTTATATTTTAAATTAGCACCATTGTTGGACCCATACAAATATTTGATAGGTAAATATAACATTATAGATGATGAGTTATTTAGACTCCCTGAATTAAATTCCTCACAAGAGAATTGTAATAAAAAAATTCTAGATCCAAATAATTCTGCTTATGTAGATGGTTTTTTTTTATATTTAACGAACGAATTGCTCAATATGCATAGTTTTTCACACGGAATAGAATATTACGGTTCTTTTTTAGGAGTTAAAAATGACTTTATTATAAATGTATTTGAAGATATTCACTATTTAAATAATTCAGAATTTTTTAACAAAAACAAAAACATTTTATTTAAAATTGATGATTACGAACATTTATTTCAAGAAGACAAGGAACAACTTAAGCCAATTAGTATACATCATAACACAACCGCAAATTCACAGCTATCGGTTCATTCTTTCGATATTGATATATTCGAGGAAATATTTGAAGATAATATATGTGATTTAAATGATATTAAATCTAACAAAACCGAGTTAGTAGAAATAACAAAATCCAATTTAATGATAGATATAGAACAAAAAAATCAATTTACATTAAAATCAACATCTACGTGTTCTTCTAGGTCATCTTACACCGATATAGGAGATATAGAAAAAGATAATCAATATAATGATGATGAAGTAATAAATGAAACTGAAGGATCCGAATCTCAAGAAAGTAGCGATGACGAGTTTACAGAAGAAGAAGAAATAATAAATGTTACTATACCAAAATTTCCGGTTCAAGTTATATGTATGGAACACTGTGAGAATACATTTGATGATTTAATTTTAACAGAAGATTTAACAAATGACGAGTGGTATTCAGCATTTATGCAAATAATAATGACATTAATTACATATCAAAAATCTTTCCATTTTACACATAATGATTTACATACAAATAATGTTATGTATAACAAAACAGATAAAAAATTTATTTACTATTGTTATAAAAACAAGTATTATAAGGTTCCTACATTTGGTCGTATTTTCAAAATAATTGATTTTGGTAGAGCTATTTATAAATTTAATGGGAAAATTTTTTGCAGCGATAGTTTTCAAACAGGAGGAGATGCAGCTACACAATATAATACAGAACCATACTTTAACGAGAATAAACCACGTTTAGAACCCAATTATAGTTTTGATTTGTGCCGGCTAGCTTGTTCTATTTTCGATTATGTCATTGATGATTTTGAAGAAATTAAAGATATTAGTAATTGTAAAGACAGTGTCAAGAGGTTAATTGTGGAATGGTGTTTAGATGATAATGGTATAAATATGTTGT